TCCGGCTGCGGGTGCCGATGGAATAGGACCTGGTGAGAATTGAACCGGCGGCGATGTCGTCCAGGATCTGGGTTTTTAATGCCGTCCAGGTTGTAAATGCCATTTCTGCCCCCAAGATATAGTGGTCGCTTTTTGTGCATGCACTATATCATGGGTTTTTACGGGAAAAGGGGGTTCGGTTGTAATTGGTGCCTTATTGGTGCCTTATTGGTGCCTTATTGGTGGGTTATTTTTCTTGACATGGTTTTGCTGGTTAAAAAATCCTGGTTAATCGCCGTCATTGCTATCTGATATTTGATCAATAACTTTACACATTGATACCTTTGTATATGCCATAAAAAAGTTGTCAATATTATCAGTATGGGCTGTCCAACGATTATCTTCGTAACGCGCCGGCATCCCTGATTTGATATACTTGGCAAATAGGTGATTTGAGATCCCCCCCAGATATGCCTTTATTTCCTCCTTGCTTGTCAGAATTTTGCAGGATTTCGCAGCCATCAGATTTTTACTCCACCGCTGATAACCCGTCGTCCTGTTTTTCGTGTTCCCGGCGCTGCCGGATCGCCGGACCTCGATGCGGACGATGCCGCCGCCACGAGGCGCAGGCCCCCGCCCGGGAATTCCATTTCTACGCAGGCCCCCGCCAGGATCTCCGCATCGAGGAGGTGGTTTGCCCGGTGGTGGGGGTTTACCCATTCCTCACCGCCCCGGTCGGTGAGCTGCTTTTCCTCGGCCAGGATCTGGGCGGCATAGTCGGCCCCCGTTTCGCCGTGGAGGAACGCCGCGCCAGGCATCATCCGGGTGTCGTCCTTTGCGGCGAGTTTGAGGCGGTAGTGATATTGATCCTTCGCCTTCGCCGTATCGACAGATAGGATGCGGAGTGCCCCCGGCAGTTTTTTGCCCGACGGGGTGGACATGATGGCGTTCCCCAGGGCGAGCATTCCCGGCATGGCGGAGCTGGAGCCCTTCGTCCCCCAGAGGGCGACGCCGCCGCGCCCACGGTTCTTCAGGAGCCAGAAATATGTCTCTTCCGTCATGGTCATGTCTTCATACTTCTGGCCGCCGCCGGTGTCGATGGCCGCCCGGTAGATCCGCATGGTTTTCTCCGACCCCGCCACCGGATAGGCCGCCTCGAAGATCAGATTTTCCACGTCTTCCCAGGTCGCCAGATAGCCGTAATGAATGAGCCAGCTTGTCAGATCCGGGGCCCAGGCCCGGACGACAAACCAGAAACCGTGCAACTGGACATCAACGCCAATGGTGAGCGCCACGGCGGCCTCGGGCACGGTCTGGGGCGGTAGTTCGATGACACGGGCGGCGAGGATCTGTTCTTCGTCCTTCGAGACGACGGTCAGTTTCCATGGTTCGGCAAGGTGTTTGTTATAGAAATCCTTGAACTTGTTGATGTCTTTCTGTCCCCGGAGAAAGGCCGCGGCCACGGAGGACAAAGACACGAAGGGCGACAGCCATGAGGGCAGGTGAAAGCCGATCTTCACCGGGCGGCGACCGTTCAGGTATTCTACGAGGGCCAAGCCGGTTTTCCTTTCCCGCCATCCGCCGGCACGGACAGCTCGGTCCCGGTCGTAATCGCTCCACTGCGCCCCGCATGCGGGGCATAGATACCAGGCGAGCTTTTCCGCCTCGATGGTCTCCGGATCGAGGGAATGACATTTCCCGTCCGGTCCCGGCGTCTCCTCGTGCGCCCATTTGATCTGCCCGAATATCATCTGATGATGGTGGCCGCAGGCGGGGCAGGTCGCCCAATAATCGCATATCGCCTGGGCCTCCGTCGTCATGGCCTTCCAGATGTTGCCCGTCTCCGTCGTCGGGGTGGAAAACTTCCAAATCTTGCGATTGTAGCGGTAGGTGATCGTCCGCGCCTCACCCAGCGAGATAGGGTCCGTCTCCCTCTTCCCCGCCGTATCGACATATTTGTCCACCTCGTCGAATACCAAATAGCGGATCGGTTTGTTGGCCAGCCGCGTCGCGGATCGCGCCCAGGCCATATACAGGGGCATGTGCTGGAGGTTGATCCGGAGGGCGCCGCTGTCATCATCCAGGCCGGTCATGTAGGTGCGCAGGCGGGGCGATGATTTGATCATGGGGGTGATCCGGTCCTGATTGACCTCTTTGGCCGTTAGTTCGTCGGGATAGATGAAGAGGACCGGGCCGGGATCTCGATCGATGGCATAGCCGATGCAGTTCAGGACGGACTCCGTGACGCCCGTCTGAGGGGCCTTGCAGACGATGACGGTCTGGACGGAGGGGGAAAATGACGCGTCCATAATGCCGGCCAAGTATGGGGTAATCTCATTTTTCCATTTTCCCGGAAGAACTGACATTGTAACATAACGATAACGCTCGCACCAGACCGAAACAGGGATTTTCTTGCCCTTGCGGAAGATCTTCACCTCTGCGTCGGACAGGCGAATATTATAGACAATCCGTCCGACCGAAGCAGGGGCGCGTAGGCTTGGAGGCAGCCACGGAGTAGAGTTGCGGGATACGCGGATGGTGGGGATCATTAAGGCACTCCTTCATCGACAGTTTCCGTATCGAGACCCGGTTCATCGTCATCAAAAATCACCCGGTATTCGCGGACGCTGGCATATTCATTTGTGTGCTCGTCAATGCCGTGGTTCATAAACTGGATCAGTTCGCCGACCTTCTTGGTGTTCCCTTCGGTGAGGCGTATCCAATCGGCAGCATGGGACTGAATCCAATGTTTAAGAACAGCCTCCAGGATACCAGCACGTCCAGCAATCTCGATGTCCATAAGCTTTTTGGGAATATATTCCCCCTTCTCCTTGTCGCGGGCGAATGTTTCCCGGTCGATCTTGAGGTCTTTGAGCTTATCTTCCTTTTCCAACAACTTCCTCTGCAAATCCTCGATGCGTTCCTGGACACGTTTGCCCGTCGCCTGTTGCTTGAGAAAGGTCCGGGCGTATTTCTCGACGTCTGCCAGGTGATAGGCGCCGGTGGGCCGGGGGCGGATCTTCCCTTCTCCCTGGTGACGGTACAGGGTGGATTTGGCAACCCGCCAGCCCGCTTCCCGGAGATAGGTCAGGACATCGGCAAGGGTGCTGAAAGTATTGTTATTATGAGTGTTTTCGTCAGACAAAACAAAAACCTCCTCAGATCTTTCCTCGGAGGCCCGACATCGCCGGTCCGTCCATGATAATCAGGTTTTTTGCGTCTATTTCACCGCCGGGGTGGGACAGGATATACTCAATAACCGCCGATTCCCGAAATACCAAGTGATTTATCCGCCCGCCCACATATTTGCCATCTTTCAGTACGGTGTATCGGTCGGAAGTATTGATAATTTTGACCCGTGGATTGTTCCGTAGCAGATCCCGCAGCTCCAAAATCAGGGGAGATAGACCCATTTTTTCCGCATAGGCATCCTCCGCCGCCTTGATTTTTTGCCATATTTCCTTGTTTTTGGCCTGCTTTTCCTGTTCCTCTGCCGTTTTTTCAGATAATTGGCTGTCATCATCCGTTTTTTGCCGCTTTGACCTGCTTTTTGCCGTTTTTTCCGCTTCCCGCCCAGCGGTATCCACTGATTTTTTGATTGTTGCCTCCGCTTCCATGATGAGCACCGGCGGCAACCCCGTTTCTATCCATTTTTTCAGGTCCGTCCCCATCTGCGCAGCTTCACCGGGATCTTTGCCCATCGGGACCGGCCAGCGGTCGCATCTTGGGAAATTTTCCGACCACCAGGCCATGGCCTTGGCGCCGGCGACGTCATAATCAAGGGCGTTAAGGATCTGTAGGGCCCGGGAAAGGACCTCCATAGCAGCGGCATCCGGTTTGGCGGCGACCGAGCCCAGGCCGACGGCGCCGGCCAGGGATGTGGCGGCGGCACAGGCGATGGCGTCCAGCTCCGATTCGACGATGACGAAGGCCCGGCGGGCGGGCTCGACGAGCATCATGGCCATGGAGGAGCCGGGGAGCACATAATACCGCGGGCCCCCTTCGTCGGGACGGCGGATACGGATGCGATAGATGACGCCGTCAACGATGTGCGGGATGACGAG